CAAGGGATGACAGCAACCTATCGTGGTGTGAAGTATAACACTCACACTCCGAAACTAGAATATCGTAAGTGGTATTCACAAACACATGCTCCATCGCATCCATCAAACACATATCGTGGTGTTGCTTATCGTCCTTGTAACAACTGGAACTGGGAGGAGAAGAAATGAAAAAACTTAACTTCCTACAATTGATTAAGGAACAAAAGCAAAAAGAGGAGCGTCGTCATCAAGCACAACTAGCACAACTAGTAGGAGCAAAGTAATGGCACAAACCGTTATATCTTTAACTGCTACTATATCTCTAGGGACAATCTTACTTTCAACCTATATTCAATGGTTGTATAAATACTGATTAACAGGGGAGGGTTTACACCCTCCTTTTTTTGTAGTAAAATACTTGAAGACTATGTATTATTATGGATAAAGAAAGACTTAAACTGATTGTTCATAATCTAGAGTTACTAGTGGACTCTTTAAAATCTGAGATTTATTCAGACGTAGATGCTTATAGAGCGAACTATGAAGAAGTAGCACCTTACATTAGCGAGTACGACGAAGTGTTTTATGATGGTGATGATGATGGATATCCAGACTGAATTTGAGTATATGAAACCAGAAGTAAAACTAATCAGCGTTACACCTGATGCAGAGAAGCACATGGCATATTGTGCTCGGGTGAGTAATCCTGCAAATCAAGAGAGCGAAAAGTTCTCTGGACTACTCAAGTATTGTATTCAGCATCAACACTGGAGTATCTTTGAGCAGGCAACAATGACTGTGGAGATTAACACCACTCGTGGTATCGCAGCTCAAATACTTCGTCATCGATCATTCACCTATCAAGAGTTTTCACAACGCTATGCTGATACGAATCTCCTGAGCAAGACGATTCCTCTTCCAGAACTTCGGCGGCAAGATGATAAGAATCGTCAGAATAGTATTGATGATATTCCAGACTATCTGAAACTGGTTTTGAGTGAAGATATTCGTGTTCATTTTGAACATGCTCTACACCTCTATAATCGCCTTCTAGAGGCAGGAGTCGCAAAAGAGTGTGCTAGGTTTGTGCTGCCTCTAGCAACGCCCACACGCCTGTATATGACGGGTTCCGTGCGTTCCTGGATTCACTACATAGACTTGCGTTCTTCTCATGGAACTCAGAAGGAACACATGGAAATCGCAGAGGCAGTTCGTTGTATCTTCACCTGTCAGTTTCCTGCTGTATCGGAAGCACTTGGTTGGAATCGTGATGGATGCGATGAATGTGTGGACGCACCATCCATTCGTATAGACTAAATATTCTTACACTTTATGAAAATATATGGCAGTATATCCCGTTGTTAATAGGCAAACTGGTGAGCAGAAAGAAGTCAAGATGAGCGTCCATGATTGGGATCAGTGGAAACAAGATAATCCTGATTGGGACAGAGACTGGTCAGATCCATCAACTTGTCCGAACTCGGGTGAGTTGGGTGAGGTTTATGACAAACTCAAAAAAACTCACCCAGGTTGGAATGATGTTTTGCATAAAGCATCAAAAGCTCCAGGATCTCGCGTAAAACCAGTCTGAACCTATGGCAAGAAAAAGAAGAACGAATGACCAACCAATCGGAGTTGGTATGACTGCAAAACAAATAAAACGTAAGAAACCAATTAATTCCGACCTTCTAATTGATATCGATCCACTTACAGATAATCAAAAAAAACTATTTGATGCTTACACAGAAGGACAACACTTAGTTGCTTATGGATGCGCTGGAACAGGTAAAACATTCATTACACTTTATAATGCACTTTGCGATGTTTTAGACGAAAAAACTCCTTACGAAAGAATTTATATCGTCAGGTCTCTTGTTGCTACTCGGGAAATTGGTTTTCTTCCTGGCGATCATGAAGATAAATCTGCACTTTATCAAATTCCTTATAAGAATATGGTAAAGTACATGTTCCAAATGCCTTCTGATGCTGACTTTGAAATGCTCTATGGTAATTTAAAAGCACAAGAAACGATTAAATTCTGGAGCACATCATTTTTGCGTGGAACAACTCTAGATAAAGCAATTATTATTGTAGATGAATTTCAAAACTTAAACTTCCATGAGTTAGATAGTATTATCACTCGTGTCGGTGAAGATAGTCGTATTTGCTTCTGTGGAGATGCTACTCAATCAGATTTAGTTAAGACAAATGAGAGAAATGGAATTATTGATTTTATGAGAATACTTCGTGAGATGCCTTCATTTGATATGATTGAGTTTGGTGTTGAGGACATTGTTCGTTCTGGTATTGTAAAAGAATATATTATGGCAAAGATAGGTCTTAATTTATGACATTTACTCATCTGAACCATATTGGAGAACTTGAATTACAGAAAAAAGAAGAAAATGGCACTCGTTTCTACTTACTTCCAAGTGGAAATTGGGTGCCTTCCATTACTACAGTTACAGGATTTTTCAAAAAAGAAAAAATATTAGAATGGCGTAAAAGAGTTGGTGAAGAAAAAGCAAATCAAATCAGCAGAAAAGCTGCAGCAAGGGGAACCGATTTTCACCAAGTATGTCAAGACTATCTTGAGAACAAAGAGTTAAATTGGGATGATTATAAACCATTAACAAAATTCATGTTTTTTTATGCAAAACCTTACCTTGACAAGATAAATAATATTCACGCAATTGAGAGAACTCTTTACTCAGAATATTTTGGAGTTGCTGGAAGAGTAGATTGTATTGCTGAATATGAAGGTGAACTAGCAGTTATCGACTTTAAAACTTCAGATGAAATTAAACCTGAAGAGTGGATTGAAAATTATTTCGTTCAAGAAATGTTTTATGCTGCTGCTTACTATGAATTAACAGAGATACCTCCTGTCAAACTTATCACTATTATGGTAACTCCAAATGGTGATGTAAAAATATTTGACAAAAGAAATAAAACAGAGTATATTAAACTATTAGTACAATACATTAAAAAGTTTGTAATACAAAACCATAATGAAAGATCCCGTCACTAAAGCTTTAGAGGAAAAATTTTTATGTTCTAATAAATTTTCTCAAAAAATTGAAACAATTGTAAAAGAAAATCAAACATCTTATATTGATGCTATACTTCAATTTTGTGAGGAAAACTCTGTGGAGTTAGAGACAATTCCCAAATTGATTTCAAAACCCCTCAAAGAAAAATTAAAATTTGAAGCAACTCAACTTAATTTTCTTAAAAAAACAAGTAAGGCTATGTTAAAGTTTTAATGACTCCTTTTGATTGTTATAAAACATATTTGGCATTTAAGAATCATTTTACAAAAATTTCATATGATTATCATAAGTATTGTGGTAAATCAAAAGCAACATTAGAGTCTTTTTACAAACGTAAAGACCGTTATTTTTTTGAAAAAACTTCTAGACAAAAAAGTGATAAAGAAGTAGAAAATTTTTTTATTGCTAATTTTGCTTTGTGTGATGACCCACATTCACTTTGGATTGGTGACATCATTAGAAATGGAAATCAAAATTACTTAGAGTGGCAAAAAAGAATCCAAGGATTAAAATATAGATTTAAGGAAGAAACTGAAAAGTTATTCTCAAAAAACAAATTAGATGATATATTTGATTGTACTAAAGGTCACCCAATCCTTCTTAAAAGTTTTTTGAGTAAAAACACTTCTCTTGAAACAATGGTAATCTATGATGATATCTTTTTTTACTCTAAGAACTTTGATAAAAAGTTACTAGATCCTGTTTGGAAACTTGTAAGTATGAGGATTAAAAAATACAAACCGTTCATAAATATTGATGTGTTTGAATATAGAAGAATTGTGAAAGAAGTTGTCTTAGGTAAGGTATGAGTTTTTTTAGTTCCGATATCGTTCAAGAAGAAGTTCGTAAACTTTCTGAACTACAAAAAGAAGTATACGATAATATGTTTGGTTTTGCCTTGATGGATAAAGAAGGGCGATTAGAACATCTTGAGTCTTTAGAGCGATTGATAGAAGCTCAAAAAGTTTTATATACCAGACTTAGTTTATCTGATGATCCAGAAGCACAGGAAATGAAGCAACGCATTATCGATCACGCAATTGAAATGGGAATGCCTCGTAATGTTGACTTGTTTACTCTTCTTGATAATATGAAAGTTATTTTAGAAAACACAAAAAAGCAGGTTGACAAAAATTGACCTACACATTAAAATACAAAAGTAATCCAACAAATACAACTAATACGGAGAATACAAATGTCCTTTTCAGATCTTAAAAAACAATCTAAACTTGGTTCGCTTACTGCTAAGTTAGTAAAAGAAGTAGAAAAAATTAGTGCTGGAGAATCAGTTGCAGATGAAAGGTTTTGGAAACCTGAGGTAGATAAAGTGGGAAATGGTTTTGCGACCATTCGGTTTCTGCCTGCTCCCGAAGGTGAAGATCTCCCTTGGTCTAAAGTTTGGAGTCACGCATTTCAAGGTCCTGGTGGATGGTACATTGAAAATAGTTTGACTACTCTAAATCAAAAAGATCCTGTTTCAGATTACAATCGTGAACTCTGGAATAGTGGTAATGATAAAGATAAAGAAACTGTACGTAAACAAAAACGCAAACTGTCTTACTACGTCAACATTTATATTGTAAAAGATCCTGCTAATCCTCAAAATGAGGGAAAAGTATTCCTTTATAAATTTGGTAAGAAGATCTTTGATAAGATTATGGGTGCAATGCAACCTGAGTTTGAGGATGAAGAAGCAATCAATCCTTTTGATTTCTGGCAAGGTGCAAACTTCAAACTAAAAATTGTAAAGAAAGATGGTTACTGGAATTATGACAAGTCTGAGTTTGATCGCCCTTCTCCTCTGCTGAGTGATGACGATGCCCTTGAAGGGCTCTGGAAGAAAGAATACTCTCTTACTCAGTTCCTTGCTGCTGATCAGTTCAAGACTTACGATGAACTTGAGAAGCGTCTTAACTATGTTCTGAATACCAAACCTCAACAACATCGCATTGATGAGGAAGTTGACGACGAAGACAATGATCGTGGGTCTTATACTCCCGATTTCTCTTCACGTCATCCTAAACCAGAACTTCCTTCAGTGGAAGCTTCCGTTCGTCGTCCTTCAAACGATGAAGATGAAGATGATGCTCTGTCCTATTTTCAACGACTTGCTGAAGAGTGATTAAACACTGGTAGTGTAAATATTATCAGTATTCTTCAGACTATCTGAAATATAATCTGAAGATTGTTTATAAGTTCCAATATCTTCAAGATCGTTTAATGCATCTTGAAGATATTGAGATCTCAAGATAAATATATTTCTTTTATTTTCATTAATTTCATTTTCATAATCTATATTTGTAACTGGAATTGAAATTTCTGATCCTGCTTTTTGAACCATAGATGCAAGATTTTCATCATAGTATTCCAGTGCAGCAAAACCAGATAAACTAGACTTATTGTAAAAAGTTGCATCAACAATCAAATCTTCATTTTGTACGATTTGACCTGCTGAATTTGTAACTTCTAAAGTCTTATAATATTTGATGTTGTTTAGTGCCTCTTCGGATCCATATTTTTCAATTAAGTAATCATAAAAAGTTTGTTGACTTAAGGGCCATTCATTAGTTATGTCGATAACATTATTGGAAATTAAGATAACCCAATCATATAAAGGAGATCCATAGAACTTTTCTGAAACTTGTTCGGGTCTTTCATCACCAATAATGGAATATTTTGTAAATAAGGATACATTATTGAAAATATCAGCACGAATTTTTCCTCTTCTAAAAAGGTTTTTTGCAATAACAGAATCTAAACTAGAATTGCTACCAGGTAATTTTGTATGATATTTGATATTTGGTAATTTTTTGAAGTACATATTAGTAACCTATGAGTGAGTCTTGTTCAGCTGATTTTTCAAGTTCATCGTAGTCTTGGTCAAAGATAGGTTCAAGTTCAGCAAAAGAGCAAGTCATATCATAAGCAATCATAGAACCATCACCATAAGTCATATAAGAACCATCTGGCATATAATTAACGGATAAATTTTGTAGAGCACAAGGTTTTAAAACTGGTAAAAAAGGATGCCTTTTAGCTGTTGCTTCTTTAATTTTTGGATCAA